CCCAGGGCACCAGCGAGCCGGTCAGCCCGATGGACGCGCTGAAGCAGGCGGGCGGAGCGGCCGAGTGGGTAAGCTCCTCGGACGATCCGTGCGAGCCTTACGCCATCGACCTGATCGTGCTCTACACGCCGCCCTGCGGCACGGCTGAGAACGAGAAGACGACCTTCCCGGACTTCCGGGCCGACTCGAAGGAGGTCAACTTCAAGGACGCCACGATCTCCATTAGCGGCAAGTGCAACGCCACCGAGCCGATTGTCGAGCGCCGCGTCTAAGGACGACTCCCCGGCGAACGCCTTGCGGGGCCTTAGCCGGTTGGATTGGCCAAAATGACCAGTCCCATAGGCGGGGCCGGCACCGGAGCCGACCCCGCCACTCTGAACTCTAACGCGAGGGAAAACCATGAAGATTGGCGGAATCGACCCCAAAACCCTGTGCAACGAGGTCGTGCTAGTCCTGCCACGCGGCGACGAAAAGATCGTGTTCCGCGCCCGCGGCCTGACCGACATGGACGAGTTCGACTCCATCTGCCCCGTGCCCAAGCCGCCGGGCAAGCTGACCAAGGACGGCTGGGTGCCGCAACTGAATGATCCGACCTACCAGCAAGTGACGGCCGAGTACGGCAAGAAGCGGCTGGGCTACATCGTGACCCGCTCGCTGGAACCGAGCGAGATCGAGTGGGACATGGTGAAGCGGGAAGACCCTCGCACCTGGCCCAACTGGGAAGCCGACTTGAAAAACGGCGGCCTGACGCAGATCGAGGCCAACCGCGTGCTCGCCCTGGTCATGGAGGCCAACGCCTTGGACGAGTCCAAGCTGCAAAAGGCCCGCGAGGTTTTTCTTGCTGGTCCGGCTCCTCTGCCGCCCGAGTTCTCTTCGCCCCTTTCCGAAGCGGCGAGTACGCCGTCTGGCGGGCCTGCCGCCGGCTAGGCGTTCGGCCGCCGGGCGTCCGGGCGTCCTGGGACGAGTGCGGCCTTGAGACCCAGGCTCTTATCGTCGCCTTCGATCAGATCGCCAGTTACGACGAGCAAGAGCGGGAGGCTCAACTCGTTGGGGCAAGGATGCCCTCGGGCCTCGCCCAGGCTTCTCGGGGAGGAGGTGTCGGACCATGAAGTTCACCGCATCGCTGGCCGTGCCGACGCTGGACTTTGCGGGATACCGCAAGGCCCTGCACGCGCACATGCAAGATGTGCTCGCGCAGGCCATTGTGACGTGGCTGGCGGCGGTGCTTGAGGAGATTCCCGTGTGGAGCGGGGCGTCGCGGGCGACATTCATCCCGCTGGCCAGCCGCATCGCGTTCAACGTTCCCATTTCGCCCAAGGTGATTGACCGGCGCGGCGTGGGCATCGCGTCGGCCGCCGGCCCCTTGGAAATCGACGAGGAGAAGGGCCGCTACGCCTTCGAGTACCGCACCTGGCTCCCGTGGCTGGTGTGGAACGAGTACCAAAACGCCAACGTCGATCCCGACCCAGGACTCTTTGGCAAGCTTCTCAAGCCAGGCCCTTACAACTTCCAGGTGAAGGGTTACGAGGCGTTCAAGCGGTTCTCTCAGACGGTCGATCTTCCGGCCGTGGCCCCCTACGTCAAGTCCGTGCGCGTCAAGGTGTGAGTAATGGCCGACGAAGTTCTCAGCAAACTCGGCTTCAACGTCGATAACGCGCTGAGCGCCATCGACCGGATTGACGCCAAGCTGCAAACGCTCCAAGGGGCGTTCCAGCAGTTCGCCGGCGCACTGGGCGCTTGGAATGCCAACACCAGTGGCGTCGTCAACGTGCTCACGACCATCGCGGACAACGCCAGCAAGGCCGCTTCGGCGATGGGACGGCTCAACCGGGAATACGCCAAGGCAGTCAGCCCACCCCCTTCGACGGTTGCCGGCCCCAGCGGCTCGCTGCCGGCCACCTCCGCGCAAGGCATGCCGAAGCTGTGGGTTCCACCCGACTACTCCCAGGCAGTCAATGGCGCAAACCAAGTTGCCGACGCCGTGGACAAGGCGGACAAGGCCACCCAGAGCGCGACTGCCGCTCACCAGTCGTGGGTCGTGAGTTGGCAGACGCTCGGCCGCATCGTGATGACGCAGGCCATTGTCCGTGCCTTGAGCCAGATTCGCAATGCCCTGAGCGATGCGGTCACGGAATCCATCGAGTTCCAGCGGCGGATCGCCGAAGTCCAGACCATTGCGCCGCAGCTCGGAGGCAGCTTCGGGCAGCTTACCAGCGAGGCGGCGGATTTCGCGCGGCAGTTCAACGTCCCCCTGGCGCAGGCCACCGAGGGGTTGTACCAGACAATCTCCAACCAGTTTACGGGGATGTCGGAACGCGCCAACGTCATGCAGGGCGCGATGAAGCTGGCGAAGGTCGGCGTGATGGACTTCCAAGATGCCATCCTGTTGATTACCGGCACGCTGAACGCCTACGGCATGACGAGCGAACAGGCCGATGCGGTAGCAGCGAAGTTCTTTACCACGATCCGCTTGGGCCGGGTGCGCGGCAAGGAACTGGCCGACACAATGGGCCAGGTCATGCCCATTGCCTCCGAGTTGGGCGTGAGCCTGGATGAAGTCAACTCCGCAATGGTCGCCATGACCATCGGCGGCATGGACGCCCACAAGTCGGTGACGGCCCTGCGCGGGGCGATGACCGCCTTCTTGAAACCTTCGGAAGACATGAAGAAGGTCGTCCGGGAATTGGGCTTCACCTCGGCGGAGCAATTGGTCCAGGCCAAGGGGTTCCAAGGTGCCCTGGAAGCGGTCGCGGGTGCCTCGGACCACATGGCTTCGCAGATTGCCAAGTCCTTCCGCAATGTCCGCGCCTTGACGGCCGAGCTGCGGTTGACCGGGAGCGGGGCCAAGCAGGTCGAAGAGGCCATGCAGGCGATGCAGGCATCGACGCCCGAGGCGCTCAGCAAGGTCTACGAGCAGTTCAAGTCCACGGACGCCGAGAAGCTGACCACGCAGATCAATGCGCTCAAGATCAACCTGACCCAGGACTTCGGCGGTATCCTCACCCATGTACTGGCGCAGACGATGCAGATGGTGGGCGGGGCCAACAATCTCTCGGCCGCTATCCAGGCGATTGCTGTTGCCGCGATCCCGGCTGCCGCTGCCTTGGGTGTCTTGGGCGTAGCGGCGATGGCGGCGCAGGTCTCTCTCGGTCCAATCGGATGGATCGCCCTGGGGGCCACGGCGGCGATTTCCGCGCTCTTCGGCGGCATGAGCTACTTTACGGCGAAGTCGATCAACGAGACTCGCCAGCTTTCCAACGAACAGCGCCAGGCTACGTTGGAGTACATCAAGAACAAGGAAGAGGAACTGCGGGCGCTGCGCGAGACGGAAGAGAAGAAGCGGGCGGAAGAAAACCGCAATTGGGAGGACCGCGCCTCGAAGATTCGGCGGGAATACTTCAAGGCCCTGGACGACCTCAAGGACAAGAACAAGGAGATCATCGAGAGCGACCGGCAGGTCATGCAGTCGATGGTCACGTCGCAAGAGCGGGTCGTCGCCGCGTACCGCAATGCCGCCAATGCCGCCCTGCGGATCGTGCAGGAGTCGCAGAACCGGCGCGTCAGCTTGGAATCGGAGTATTCCGACCTGATGTTCCGCAAGTGGATGGACGAGGACGTGAAGTTCGAGGGGAGCCAGAAGGCAAGGCTCCTGCTTGAGCGGAGTTGGGGGTTGGAGGCCGAGGCGAACCGGATGATCGCCAAGGCGCAGACCGAGGACGACGTGCGCCGCGCCGCAGCCATCCAGCAACGGGCCAAGAGCTTCCTGGACGAGGGAACGACGCTTGCCAAGGAAGTAGGCGATACTTGGCTGCAAGAGCAGGCGCACCGCAGCATCCGCACCAACCTCGAAGCACGGATCAACGCCGAGAAGAAGCTAGAGGAGATGCAGGCCGCCCGCGCCCAATCGCTTGCCGACGAGGCCGCCAAGGAGCAGAAGCGGCTCGACGAGATGAAGGCCCTAATGAAGGACATCCTCGCCGATCTGCAAGCCTTCGACAAGCACGGGGCAAAATCGCCGCAGGCGTTGGCCGAGCAACAGGCTCGGCTCGACGAGAACATCGCCCAGTTCAAGGACTTGTGGCTGGGCGGCAAAAAGGTCGAAGTGGCCGACCTTCTAGCCTTCGACCAATTACAGCGCCGCGTCACTCTGGCCTTGGAGGGCGGTGTTTCGCAGGCGGAGGTCAAGCAGCTTTATTCTGCGCCGGAGACCTTCGCCAAGTTCCGCGAGGATATTGAGCGAGGTGTCGGCCCTGTCCGCGTGATGATCGACGTGGGGAGGATCGGCGGCAGTCAACAGATGTGGGAAGCCACGAAAGGGATGACTGCCGAGGAGACAATCGCGCACTTCTCCCAAGAATTGCAGCGCGCCACCAAGATCATCGACAGCTACAACGCCACCAAGGACGCCTTGAAGTCAGCCAACACGGCCCTTGAACTAGGCCAAGGCGAGATCAAAAGCGCGCTGGACCGCTGGGCCAACGTCGGCTGGATCAAGGACTTGGATCGCTTCGGCGGTTTGGCTGCGATCATCGCCAACAAGAACAGCTTGTTCCCCGGCAGGTTCCAACCGATCCGGGACGCACTGATCGCGTTGGAAGGGGCCATCGACAAGTTCAATACCCCTGGTGCGCAGCCTTCCACGGAGGACTTGGACAAGCTCAAGGTGGCTTACGACCAGTACCTTGAAGCCGTCCGGCCCAGTGCCGCAAGCAAGGCCGGCTTCGAGGAGTTTATGAAGAAGGCCAACTTGGCAGTGGACGCGGCGCAGCGGGTCCAGAAGATCGAGGCGGGCTTGAAGGCGATGGAGCCAAGCGCGGCAGAGGCCGAGCAAAACAGACCGGCTATCGAGAACGCCTTGAAGGCGGCTGAGGAAGCGGCCCGCAAGGCAAAGGAGAGCGTAGGCGAAACCAGGGATGGGGCTGAGGCCGCAGGCAGGGCATTGGGCCAAGTCTCGCAGATCGACATGAGCAACCTGGTCCGCCAGACCCAGGACATTGCCGACGCCATGTGGAGCGCGGCAATGGCTTCCCAGTCGGTCCAGGCCCCGGCGTGGGAAATGACCGCGGCGCACGGAGGCAAGGCATGGAACCTTCTGGCCCTCGGCGGCAGGCCGCAGGGCACGGACGTAATTCCGGCGATGCTCTCGCCGGGCGAGGTGGTCATCAACGCCGCCTCGGCGCGGCGCTTTGCCGCGCAATTGACCGCCATCAATGCCGGCGTGCAGCCGGTCTACCGCAGCGAAGGCGGCAGCGTCACCAACATCGGTGACATCAACGTGACGGTGAACGGCGGCGGAACCAGCCGCCAGACGGCTCGTTCCATCGCCGCCGAATTGCGACGCGAGTTGCGGCGTGGCACGGCAACCCTGTAATCCCTTTTCAACGTGAGGAACACCCATGAGCATCAGTCAGATGAACGTCAGCCACAGCGCGGGTTGCAGTCTGGTCCGCGCCCGCAAGGCCGAAGACCAACTCCAACCCCGCGGCCGGTTTGTGGTCGAGCACTTCCGCAAGGGCGTGAAGATCGGCCACTACGAATTCCCCAACGGGATTACCAACCAGGGGAAGAACAAGCTGCTGGACGTGATGTTCCACGGCGTCTCGGCCATCACGACCTGGTGGCTGGGGCTCATCTCCAACAGTGGCTATAGCGCGCTGGCCGCCACCGATGTTTACGCCCAGATCGGCGGCAGCAACGGCTGGGCCGAGTTCACCGACTACCACGACGCCGGCAACGGCGGCAGCAGCAGCACCCGCCCCGAGTGGACCGAGGGTGCGGCCTCGGGCCAGGCCATCACCAACTCTAGTCCGGTCGTGTGCGACATCACCGGCAGCGGGACGGTCAAGGGCCTGTTTCTAGTGGGCGGGGCGGCCGGTGCCCAGACCAAAGGCGACAATGCGGCGGCCGGGGCCATCCTCTGGGCCACCGCGCTGTTTGGCACCGGCGACGTGGCCGTCAACGCGGAAGACCAGTTGAAGGTGACGTACACCGTGAGCGCGTAACGCCCGGAATCCCTCGCCACAGGTCGGGCGGGGTTTTCCATAAGAAGCTTCGCTCGGCCTTTCTTCGCTACGGTTCGCTTTTGTGAGGATCACGATGGCCTACGAACGATTTGCCAACGGCGGACTCTCTTCGCTGGATGCGGACATCGACAACAGCGCCACGAGCCTCACGGTCAAGTCGGCTGTGGGGTTCCCCATTACGGGCAACTTCCGCATCCTGGTGGAAAACGAGATCATGCTGGTCACTAATGTGCAAGGCCCGGTCTTTACCGTCACACGGGGACAAGAGGGAACCACGGCGGCCAGCCACAGCACCAACAAAGCGGTCTTTCACATCCTTACTGCCGGTGCGCTGGCTGCGCGGGAGAACGATCAGGTGAACACCGGCGGCACAACTTGGGACGCTGCCGGTCAGCCGGGACGCCTCTATCTGCCCACTGCCGGCTTCGGCGGCCAGGACAACGGCCTGGCGTGGGACTTGTTCCCTTTGCAGTACATGAAGCCGCCGGTGAGCACCGATTTCAGCATCGGATGGATCAACCAGGGGACGTCGACCGTGGCGGCCAGCAAGAGCATGATGATCCTTTCGCCGCAAGCCGTGGCCTCCGGGGACAGCCTGCGGTTGCTGCTGAAGGCCGCACCGACGCCTCCCTACAAGATCACTGTGGCCTTCATCGCACAGAGTCCCCCGTATCATTCGCAGTCCAACACGGCGCAGTACGGCGTCTGCTGGCGCGAGAGCAGTTCCGGCAAGATCATCGTGCTGGGGCCTGGCACCCAGTCCTATCCGGGCTGGTTCTATCAGACCCGTTGGACGAACGCCACGAGCTACAGCAGTTACGACACGCGCACCAATATCGCCTGGAACTGGCCCTGGTGGATTCGTTTCGGCGACACCGGCGTCGGCGGCGTCCGCAGCGTCGAGGTGTCCGGCGATGGGCTGAACTGGCAGCTTGCCAGGGCCACCGAAGACCGCACCACCTTCCTGACGGCCGATCAGGTCGGGGTCTTCGCCAATAGCTACCTCACCACTGCCGTGCCGCGGATCGTGACCTTCCTGCACTGGAGCGAAAGCTGATGGCTGAACTGTTTAAGAATCTCGCCAGCACGACCCTGAGCGGCGCGATTGACGACTCGCAGACTTCGATCAACGTCGCCAGCGCGATGGGGTTTACGAGCGGCAACTTCCGCACCCTCGTGGAAAACGAACTCATGCTGGTGACGGCCGTCAGCGGCACCACCCTGACCGTGACGCGCCACATGGAAGGCACCACGGCGACGGCCCACGCCGATGCGACCCCCGTTTACCATGTGCTGACGCCAGGCGCGCTAGATGCCCGCGAGACGGGCGATCTGAGCATCTATGACAGCTTCGCCAACCGGCCTGCCGCCGGGGTTCCGGGACGGCTCTTTCTGCCCACCGATGGCGTGTTCATCGAGCGCGACAACGGTTCCACCTGGGATAAGTTCGGCCCGATCTGGCCGCTGACCCCTCCGCAGCTTTCCGATTTTCCCACCTGGGTCAACCAGGGCACGTCCACGTCGGTAGACAACAAAGGCGCGATCTACCTGGAAGCGATCACTGGAAACTCCGAGAACCTGCGGGCGCGGGTCAAGACGTATCCTACGCCGCCGTTTACCGTGGAGATGGCCTTCCTGCCCGTCTCTTGCATTTACACCTACGGCTCCGGGGTGGGGGCGGGGCTGTGCATCCGGGACTCGGTGGGCGGCAAAATGCAAGTCTACGGTGTGTCCAACAGCGACTTCCAGATCAACGGCAGCAACTACAGCAGCTACTCGGCCCGCAGCGGCGCGGTGGCCAACTGGCCCAACTCCGGTTCAAGCTACCAGCTTTCCTCGCAGCCGATCTGGATCAAATACGCGGACGACGGGGTGAACTACCGCACCGTCTCGATCTCGGCGGACGGCTACAACTGGGCGCAGATGGTCCAGAACAGCCGCGCCGATTATCTCACGCCCGACCAGATCGGCATCTGTGTCAATAGCCTGTTCGGCTATCCGTACTACTGGAACGGCGGCTGCACCTTCATCCATTGGAAACAGTATTGATGACTGAACTATTCGCCAACAGCGCCGCCACGACCCTCTCGGCCGCCATCACCACGACTGCGGCGACGAGCGTTTCGGTCGCCAGTGCCTTGGGCTTCCCGGTAAGTGGCAACTTCCGCATCAAGATCGACAGCGAAATCCTCATCGTCACCGGTGTGGCTGGCACCACGTTCACAGTCGTGCGCGGGGCGGAAGGAACGGTGGCGGCCACCCATGCCAGCGGTGCGGCTGTCGTCCACCTGCTCACCAAAGGTGGCTTGGAAGCGCGGGTAGCCAACCGCTTTATCTCGGACGCTTACGCCACTAAGCCGGCCGCCGGTGTGGCGGGACGGCTCTTTCTGCCCACCGATGGCATGTTCCTGGAATATGATGACGGGGCCAATTGGCACAAGTATGGTCCTTATCGGCGGCTCAAAGCACCGCCCACGACCGGCTGGACGTGGGTGAACCAGGGCAATGCCACGGCGACCTTTAACGGCAGCACGCTGGTGCTGGAAGACCCAGACCTCGACGCCACCAATCCGCAGCTTCGCATCCTCGTGCGCAACGTGGCCACGCCGATTAAGGTCACGATGGGGTTTCTGTGGAACGGGATCATCACCAACGGCAATCCCTTCATGGGCTTTTGCATCCGCCAAAGCGGCGGCACCAACGACGGCAAGATGCAGTGCATCGGCATCATGGCCTCCAGCTCGTCCTGGCAAATTCGTAACCAGCGGTACACCTCGGCCACGGCCACCCGCACGGGCGCGGCCTTTAGCTCGGGCGTTTGTTTCCCGCAGCGCGTGGTTTGGTTCCGCTGCGAGCAGGTGGACGGAAACATCCGCATTTCTCACTCGTCGGATGGGGTGAACTTCCTCTTGCTGGAAACGACCAACGACTCGTCGAACTGGCCGAACCAGTTTGGCATCTTCATTGATCCGGTGAACAACAACCAGAAGTGCTCCTTGTCGCTGGTGAGTTGGGAAGAAGGCTAAACGATGGCAGCAACCAGCAAACTCGGCACCGCGGACTCCCGGCTCGGGAACGTGCAACTGGCCTACGCCGGGGCCGACGCCTTGCGCCCACTCACGGGCGCGATTACCGGTCAGTTTGGCACGAGCCATTCGCTGTTGGGCAACATGCGGGTCGGCCTGGGCAGCCAGGAAGGCGACAGCAGCGTTGGCAATATATATATTGTCTCTGCCACGACGACCCTGACGCTTGACCAGACGGCAGCCCTTGCAGCCGTCGTGCGGGCTTGCACGGCGCTTAGTGCGATTAGCCTCACGGCGGCAGCCGGCCGCAACAATCTGCTGAGTGCCAGTAGTATCAGTACCCTCGATCTGTGGGTGACGGCCGGTTGTGCGATCTCACGGGGCGTGGCGGCCGAATCGGTGATTAGTCCCGCCGCCACGGCGACTTGTGCCGCCGTTCGGTCGATCTCGGCCGAGAGCGTCCTGAGCCTGGACGTGGCCGCCGACAGCTCCGCCTGCCTTGTCGCGGCCGAGTCGGCGATTAGCCTAGATTCGGTGGCGAGCGTGGCAGCCGTGCGGTCCCTTGCGGCGGAAAGCGCCTTGAGCCTTGCGGCGACTGCCGGACGCAACAACCTGGTAAGCACGACCGCCCAGTCCGCACTCACTCTCGACTCGTCGGCCGTCCAGGTCGGGCGGCTACTGGATGCGTCGGCGGCCAGCGATCTCACGGTAACGGGCGAGGCTGCCTGTACCCTTGTCACTAGCCGCAACGGCAGTTGCACTGATTTCCTCGTGCTGGTCGATATGGCCGCGGTCAAGGTTGTTCGCAACCTGGCGGCCCACAATGCTCTCGCTCTGTCGCACGCCGAGCACACCGCGCGGCCCTGGTACGTGTCGGCCGAGACGGCGCTTCAGACCGTCGGTTACGCATACGACCAGGCGACCGACACCTTCTATCCGGTCTACGAAGGGCTGCAAGATTCGGCCAGCACTGCCCGGCCGCTGACGGCGGCCGTTCACCAGGCGATTCCACTGGCGCAGTCGGCCTCGGTCGTGCGCGTTAAGCCCACGGCCATCGCCGTGTCGGCCGAAAGCGTCCTTGAGCTTCTGGGCGAAATCCGCATAAGCCCGACCGCCACAGCTAGGGATTGGCTCTCGCTCGGGCATTCTGCCGCCGTGGACAAGTGCAAGCTGGTACGGTCCAGGTTGAATCTTTCGCAAGAGGCGGCCGTTCTGGTAAGCGTCCCGCGTGCGGTCGTCTCGGCTCTGGGCCTCTCGCAGGCGGCGACCTACAGCATCGTCTCCCGCGGCGTCCTCGGACAGTACAAGCCGTTCGTCGGCGAAGGGGCCGCTGGGTCGCCAACCCCTCCGGCCGTGACCATCGGGCCGCCGGAGCACGTCGCACTGCCCTTCCAGTTGTTCTACCCGGCCGAAGGCGTCGTGACCGATTCGGTGACGCTGCGAGCGCCAAACCTCTGCAACAAAGACCGGCTCAGCTTCAACCGCATCCTGCGGGAGACACGCGACGGCACGCTGATCGTCTTCGCCGATCCGATCTGGCCGAAGGTCGAAACCCTGGTGCTCAGTTTCTCGGGCCTCCGTAGCGTCCAAGCCCAGCAGTTGCTCGCCTTCTTGGAAACGCACCTGGGCGAGGAGATCGGGCTGCTGGACTGGGAAGGGCGGGCCTGGAAGGGCGTCGTCACCGCGCCGACCGAGCCGGTAGTTCAAGACAGTCGGGACAGCTTCTCGGCGAGCTTGGAGTTCGAGGGCGAATTGGTTTCGGCGTAAGGCGAGGAGAGTCCCATGTTCACTTTGCAAGCTCCGCACCCTGCGCTACAGACCACGACGCTGCTGCCCAATCCTCAGCTTAGCGACCAGGAGGGCCTGACGGCGACCGTGACCCGCAAGCTGGCGATGGACGGAACGCGCTACACCTACGTCAAGCGGAAGGGCGACCGCCGGAAGCTGAAATGGACCTTCCGGCTGATGCGCAACAAGGGCCTCGAATTGCGGGCCTTCCTCTTCGTGTACTTTGCTTCGCCGGTGAAGATCACCGACCACAATGGGCGAGTGTGGGTGGGCAATTTCACGAATAACCCCTTCGAGTTCGACACGCCGGAGAAGGCCGGGCCGGCAATTGCCCCGTGGCCGGTCGGCGAGGCGCAGATGATCGACTTGGAGTTCGAGGGAGTCGAGCAGTGAGAAACATATCCCCTGCTGGATTGGCGAAATTGGCGGCGCGCTGCGGCAACGAGCCGATCGCCATTATCGAGGTGGATTGGGTCGATGGCGCTACCGCTATCTACGCCGACCGCACCGTGGGCGACATCCCCGGCCGGATTGTGGAGGTGGGCGACCTCGATAACGTCGTCAACGTGAGCGACAACAGCGGCTCCCAGCAACTTAGCGTCACCCTGGACGACACGGATGGCTCGATCAAGGCCATCATGGACGCCCATGACGTTCATAAGCGGACGGCGTGGGTCTACCAGTATTTCAACGGCCTCGATCTGGACGACGCCTTTCTCCTTTTCAGCGGGAAGATCAGTTCGCCCATTACTTGGAGCGAGCGGGACCGCACCGTCAAGTTCACGATCCTCTCGCAGCTTGAGGACAAGGAGATCGGCTTCTCGGCCGAAGAGGGGCAGTTTCCCTACCTGCCGGCGGACATGGTGGGCAAGGCCTGGCCGATGATCTTCGGCACCGTGATGAACTGTCCCACGCTCCAAGTCAACAAGGCGGTCACGGGCACGACGCTTACAAGCGCGGGCATCTTGAGCGGCATGGACTTGTGGGCCAAGCTGCCGGATGGTGCCGACGATTCGCAGTTTACCTTGAGCGTCTTGCAAATGATGATTCAGGTGAGCCACCTCAAGAAGGTGCTGGACTGCTGGGCACCGCCGTTCCATACGCCCGTGGACCAGAAGAAGGCGGACGACCTAAAGAAACAGATCGACTCCTTGAACAAGCAAATCTTGGAGGCAACGCAGAAGCGCGACAAGCAACGTGCGTGCGCCCTGGCCCGCCGGCAGCAGCAGATCGACGAGGCTAATGCCAAGGGCCTCGGCGACAACCCCATCCGCATCTTGGGCGGTGAGGACTTTCCGCAGAACCAGACCATCACCATTGACATCAATGGCGGCCTGTTCACGGGGCACTTCGAGGGCGACCTGTTCTATGTTGCCAGTCGGACGCACCCGACGAACGAGGCCACGGCGCAGACGGTGTACAACCAGAAGACCCAGGAGCCGGCGGTCTGCCTTGAACCGACGCAGGTGAGCTACTACCGCTACGAGGACGAGGTTCCCAATGGCTGCGGCGATGGGTTTCCCAAAGGGAACAAGATCGTTGACCAGGGTGTGACAATCACCAACAGCAACGCCACGGTGAGCCAGATGGACACCGAGCCGGTGGCCCAGCAGTTTTGGGCTGATCCCGGCGCGTCGGTGAAGATTTCCAGCGATGAGCCGATTTTTTACATCGCCTCCATCGTGCCCGGCACGGTCTTGGCGGTGAAGGCGTACAAGCAACTCACCGGCGAGCGGCGGCTGGTGGACGTGCCCACTGATCTTTACACAGTTACGACCCGGACCTACGGGACCATCACGGCCGTGCAGATCGTCGTCAGCAAGCCGCTTTCCTCTATCACCGACCAAGGGTGGAGCGACGACTTGTATGTCATCTTCCAGTCGAGCGTTGGCCCGGACACGGTGGAAATCCTCAAGTACCTGATCGAGAACTACACCGATCTGGATTGGGATGCGGGTTCCTTCAACCATGTCCAGCAGAAACTTCAACCGTTTCCGGCGAACTTCCCGATCTTGGAGCGGAAGAACGCAATCCAGGTTTTGCAGGAAATCGCCTTCCAGGCCCGGTGTGCGCTCTGGATCAGCAATGGTGTTTTCTACTTGAAGTACCTGCCCGAAACGCCGACGCCTGCCGACACGATTACCGTGAGCGACATCGACGCCGAGGGCGGCATCGAGGTAGAGCTTACCGCCACCGAAGAGATCGTGACCAAGATGAAGGTGAAGTGGCGGCAGAGTTGGGCCGATCTTTCGGATCAGGCGAAGGACAAAGCCGAGAAGACGATCATCCTGCGGCACAACGTCGCCAAGTACGGCACCCAAGAGCAGGAATACGACTTCTACCTCTACAACCAGCCGGACATCGCCTACAAGTGCGCGACATTCTGGCTGATCCGCAAGTCGAACACCTGGAAGCGGATCAAGTTCAAGACCTTCTTGAACAAGCTGAACCTGGAAACCTTTGACGCAGTGACGCTTAACTTCGCCAACCATTACGTGGCAAACGGTCCCGTCTTGGCGGTCGTCGAGAAGGCCAACTACAATTCGGCCGAGAACTGCGTCGATTTCGAGTGTCTGGTCCCGGTGCTGGCCGGCACGATGGAGCGGTACAAGTTCTACTGGCCGGCGGCCTTGCCGCAGACCGACACCTGGCCGACTACCGCCGAGATTGCGGCCGACTGCGCCGGCGGCGGCGGTATTGGGGCCGGCGCGACGGGCAGCCTGCCGGTGGGCGACACGTCCACGATTCCGGCCGGCAGCATCATCTTCGTTGGCGGCCCAAATGTCGTCTTCAAGTCGCAGAGCGACTGGGGCGACCGCACGCCGACCGACATGGGCTTCACGCCCCAGCCCGTGGTGGACTCAGCCACCTACGTGAATCTTTCGCCCGGCTCCCGTCCGCGACTGAACCTGCGGACCTACCCGCGGCGGAGCCTGCCGGCCATCACGCCGCGCAACACGACGGCGACGGAAATTACACTCGACCTGAACAAGACCAAGGTTCTCGACACGTCGGACCCCAATGAAACAAAGACCGCTTATCTTTCGTCGATCCTCGCGGGGATCGTCAAGGACGGCGAGAACCAGAAATTGGCGATCAGCCGTGAGGCGATGGTTGCTGATTCGGAGCACAAGGACAAGCCGCGACCGCTCACGGATGTCTTGAAGTTCGGCGACGAGTACCTGTGCATCCGCACTGACGTAGCCTTCTGGGACCAGGAGAGCGGGGAGCACGAGTTCGACTTCGAGTACGACGAGGAGAGTGAGAAGTTTGGTGCGGGCACCGCGTTCTTGCAGGACTAAGCTATGGCCGCCGCGTATGTACTGCCGCTTGAAGCCTGGAACAGCCTGCTTGAGCGGATCAATGGTCTGGCGACCAATCCACCCGAGGGCTGCGATCCCGTGGAGGAATTGCCGCCGGTGGAAGCGCCACACAAGTGGAGCGAGACCGACATCACGGCGGCACGGGACAAGCTTGTCGAGATTTGCTCCGACAATACGTTCAGCGAACCTTCATCCGGCAAGTGGCGCAAGGCGATCATCGACGAGCTTGACGCCGCCATCGACAACGGCTGGTGCAATTGTGGGGAAGAGCAACCATGCTGCGTGCCACAGGGATCGGGAACGGTCCAGATCAATCCTGGCGGCTACTACGTAACGATCCCCTTCTCGCAGATTGTCGAGCAGTACCTCTATGGGAACGTCAGCTACAGCGACATGGTTGCGGCGATGGGGGCCGACGTGGTGACGCACTTGGAGGAGTGCGTTGGCGGGCCAAGCGGCCAGATCATCCACTACACCCTGCGGCATCTCCACTGGACGAACTGCATCTACCAGGACCGTTGGCTCGACAACGGCGTCGTGAGGCAGTACGGCGGCCAGGACGAGTATTGGTACACGTGCAGCAACACTGACGCGACGGTCGTGGATTCGGGCTATGTGCCGTCGTTCACGCCGGGCTATCAAAGCAGCACCTCGATCGGATCGCACAACTACTACGATCAGCCGATGGGCACGGGCTACTACTACGACTATGCCGCCGGCCGCTGGTACGAAACGCTTTGGATAGGCGCGTTCGACGTGGACGCCTACGTCTATGAGCTGCGTGTCGAGTACATTTGCCCCGCTTGATTGGAGCGACAAGTGACAACCCTTTTCGGAGGAGCCAGACGATGGCAAAGAAGTGGATTCAGGGCGCGATCCAGCACCCTGGCGCGCTCGCGCGCAAGGCGAAGGCCGCCGGCATGTCGGTCGGGGCCTACATGATGCACCCGCCAACCGGCATCACGACCGCGACGAAGCGACAAATCAACCTGGCGAAGACGCTGGGGCGGCTGCGGCGCGGCAAGTAATCTTGGGCAAGCGTGGTTGAAGAAAATGCCCAGGTGGAAAGCCGCCTGGGCATTTTGCATTATCGTGGGGCGGAACTGCGCCCTATACATCCCACATAGCCGACTATAATGCCCGAACCCTCGAATCGCTAACGACGCGGCGTTTGGTCATTTTTCGCAACCCTCATTTGGCAGTCTGGTATTGCGAAAAAGCCGCTCGGACGCCGCGTCATTAGCGATTTCCCCCCTCCGTCGGCTAGGTGGCCGCGTCGGCGATGTTCAGTATGGTTCTCGCCCCGGTGGTCTTTCGACCCTCTCGGCACACCCCTCATCTGGATGGCATGACTGCTAGACGCTAACCAACTCGGCGGGGCAACAGGACCGCGATCGCAAGGTGACGAAGAAGTGCCAAAGGCGGCAACATTGATACGTCCAGGCGGAACGCATCTCGACAGGCGCACGCTAAAGACCGATTCATTTCTCGACGACGATGAGAAGGACATCGAGCCGTCTCGGTCCACGTGTCTCGCGCCGCTGAGGTATGCTTGCTTGGAGGAAAGTGATGCCCCGCGTCTTCAAGATTCCCTGCTACAACAGACCACCGCGCGCCGTCTCAGGTGACTTGATCGCCGAGGCGGCCGGCGTGTATTACAGTTTGCAGATCATTGCGATGGAGCGATGTGAGTACGGGGCGGTCAGCGTCCTGTCCTACGAAGACAATTCTGTGGGATTCTCGACAGGTTTCAGTTCCTTACGAGACTTATGCGAATTCCTGCACAGCCTAAGTAGCTTTGACTCCGCCGACGACGACGATGACGATGACGATGAGTCGAGGACCTTTCTTCCGAGAATGGTGTTCGAGAGTGCGGCTCGATCTTGGGATTTGGACCCGGTGACGATGAATCAAGACGTGCGGGAAGTGGCCGGCGATGTGCTGGACTTGGTTCGTCGGTACGTCTCGGGCCTGGAAAGCACGGAACGCAGCTAGGATTGCCGCGCCCGGCAGTCGCGGCACTGGTCTATGGCAGTCTCGCCTCCGAACTGCCTTGCCTGGGGATTGCCGCAGAGGCCGTCGATCTGTAGCGTGGCGTCGATCGCCTGGACCCTGAGCATCCGCAGCGTGCATGGCGGCCAAGCAGGGTAGAGACAATTGCCCTCGCGGCGGTAGCCGGCTATTTCAGGCGGCGGCCCTGAAAACTCTAGTGACCCGTCCGCGTGAATCGTTGGGCGACCGTGAGCCAGTTCGACCTCGGGAATGGCCTGTTCGACGAGTCGATAGAAGCGCGAGAGCGGGCCGGCGGAGTGGACAACGTAGTTGCAGCCGCCGGTCGGTGTCGGTCTGGGCTGTTCCTCGGGGCAATCGCAGGACATGGCTGTCACCATAGGTTTCGCGGGCAGTGCTCGGTGGCCATCTTGATCTTGTTGGTGATGGCGAATCCTCTGTCGGCGACCCGGCAGCCGCATCCTCGGCAGATTTGCCGGCGACGGTGGAACCAACGACAAGGCTTGCAGAAAGTTGCGAATATGCGTTCGACTTCCTTGTCGGATCGTTCCGGCATCCCCGCCGTCGTCCATTGGGCAACGGCCTCCGCATACGAAAAGGCGCGGCGCACCAGCCCCGGCGGCTCGGGAGCAGGCGCGGCGGCGTTCTCCTCGGACGAGTCTGGCTTATCGGCCTCCGGGCCGGCAAGGCAGCGCTCGCAATCCGTCGGACGGACAAGCTGGTGGTAACGGCCCTTGGACTCGTCGTTGCACTTGGCGTGCAGTACGACGCCCTTGACCGTGCCAGCCAGCCGCCTCGGGCATGGTGGATAGGCGGGTTCCATCGCAACCTCCTCAATACAGCCGCAGCAATGCGCGGTAAACTTCGGCCTCTGCTAGACAATCAGCCAAGGCATCGTGCGGATTGGTATTGGTGATGTTCAGCCTCTTGCATAGCGAACCGAGGGAAACGTGATTGAACGGTGCCGGCTCGCCGGCGCAGGCGTAGCGGTCATTGAGCGAAATGGCGTAGAGCATCGAGTCCCTGGCATGGCTGTGGAAGAGCTTGTCCACCAGCGGAACGCCCAGCCACGCCTTCAAGAAGCTCGACTCGAAGGCCCAGTTGTGGGCTAATGGCACGAGGGACTTCTGGAACGGCAGGTCCAACGCTTCCCACCACTCGACCAGCCAGTCCTGCACCCGCTCGGAACTCGGCGCATGGAGCATCAGTTCCGACATCGGGATTTTGTGCTTCTGTGTGGCAGCCGGCGTCTCCCGCTCGGGGTAGTTGGGCCTTATGTAGGTGTAGAACGGCCGCGCGCCTTCCAGCAGCTTGAACTCCGAATCCAGCGGCACCACGGCGATCTGGATGATCTCGTGGTAGCCCGGCTGCGTGCCGGTTGTTTCCAGATCGACGGCCGCCATGAGGTTGCCGTTGAGGTGGACCAGGCCCGAGTAGACTTTAACCACGGCTCTTCCTCGTCTTCTGGTAGAAGGGATTCTTGGCCGACCGGGTGCCCTTGCGCATCCGCCGGATCGTGATGCGTGAGGGGTCAATCAGCGTGGCTTTGGCCTCCGGCGTCAGTTCGAGGGGATTGCAGGGCAGGTCGTTGAGTTCCATCGGCAATAGCCCTTCGGCAATGCGGAGCTGCGTGTCTTGCAGACAAAGGAAGTTCCAGCACGCCATCGCCAAGTGCGGCTCGTCCCGGTCGCCTCGCAGCCACTTCATGGTGTGGCGCAGGCCCGAGTCCATATAGCGGGAGAGCGGAATCCCCTTCTCCCAGTTGCGGGCGGCGTACTTCTTGGCCCCGGCCTCGAATATCTTGGCGACTTCGATCAGCGCGCGGACAGGCAAGAGGTCCATGCGGCCTTTGCCGTCCTGCCCGTCGCGAACTGCGCCGGTCGTGAAGTTGGAGCGGGTGCCGGAGTCCTTGATCTGCGTCATGGTGTCTTTTCCTCGGGTCAAGGGATTCAATGTCAATGAAGTCGCCGCCGTACTGATCGGCAAAGAAGGCCACGTCATCGGGCTGGTCGTCTACTTCCACCTCGGCGACCAGGAATGCGCGGAGCACGGATGCGGTATAAGGCTCGGTTCGGTAGACGCGGACTAACACGGCACGCCGGCCTCCGGCCGCAGTACGAGATTGCTGACGTATTTCCTGTTGGCGTGGCCGTTAGTTGTCGGGAATCGCATGGGAAGCTCTTTGATTGTTGTGCGGCGCGACCAGTGGCCTCGTTCGCTCGGGTCTAGCCAAGCCTCGAAACGGTCGAAGAAGTCCTTATACAATGTCCGCTCGCCCATTTTCTCGATGCAGCACTCCCCGATGAACTGCTCTAAAGGCGTGCGGTTGCTTTCCTCGGCTTGCAGCTTGCGGGCTGTGGCGACGACCGGCAGCCGCAAGCGGTCTTGGACCCTGGGGAGTTGCAGGTCCATAAGTGTTCGCATGAAGTGCGGCGCTTCCTCCTCAAGTTTCAATAGCAACTCGTGCTTGGCAATCTTTTTTTCGGGCGGCAGATCATTGACATAGATCACCGTGATGCGCGAGTCGCCGGGGAATACCGGACAGTTCTTTGGGTCGTTGGCGGTCTGAATCCAGTGCGTCGTATTCGGCTGTTCATAGACATCGGTGCGCATCTGGCGGATGGCGATAACGCGGCCTGTTACCCACCTCTTAATCTTGGCGTGAGCGCCTTTGGTCTTGGAGATGTCCACCTCTTCGACGACGCAAATGACGGCGTTTGCAAGCTCGCCGTTGAAGTCATTGTTGCTGGTCAAGGCGTGGGCGGCTTCCACGACGCCTTTGGTCACAAGCAGCTTGATGGCTTCATGGATGATCGACTTTCCGCAGTCCTCCGGCCCGTAGGCAAAGATGTAGGGCGTCGGCTCGAAAACATCGCGGAACGAGCAGGCCAGCCACATCTTCATGTAATCGCCGCCGGTCTTGATCCCGGCCTCCTGCGCCCACGGCAATTCACGAAGCGCAGGCGTCAGATCGGCCCCGAAATGATTGAAAATCAAGTCCCAATGCGGGTGGCGCGGGGCCTCGTCGTCGGCCAATTCGACCGGCTTGAAGCGGAACTGCGCGGCATCCATGTTCCACTGCCGGCCGCCGGGGAACTCGGGATGGAAGGGAATGTTGATGAGCTTCCATGCGCGTTTCACCGCGCCGCCCATAATCGCCTCGGCCTCATTCTTCGGTAGGCCTGAATCCTGCAAGTACATCTTGACGTTCGCGCTGGGTTGCCCGGCCCATTCGTCGTTGTCCCTTACCATCCAGCCGGCAAATTGCTTGCTCGGTGTTTTCAGTGCGCGAACGACGTTATCGTATTCTGTGGAGCCGAGGTCGTCCTTCTTTTCGGCTTCGATTTTCACGTCGAAGACGCGGACCCATTTGCCCTTCTTGTCCAGCCAGTTGGGCATCTGTTCGTCGTCTTTGGTGCTTTCGATCTGGGCTATCAGCCGCCCGTCCTTGTGGGCCTTGAGCACAGTGCGGCGGTCCTCCATGTTCTTGTCGGGAAGCTGAATTTCCTGCCCCAGGATGCAAGCCGCTTCGATGGCCTCACTAGCTTTCGTGAAGACAAAGCCGCCCTGGTCTGGGTCTTCGACACCGCCGAACGCCTTACACACGGTTCCCAGGTCGGGCGGGCGGTTGAAGTAACAGGTGGTCCAACCTTGCCCGTCCTGCGTCCAGGTCTCGGCTTCGCCCACGCCCTGCGAGAAGCGGTAGACTTTCCATCCGCCGCCAGGGAGGGGGAAAAGGAAGCAGTTGGGAGACTCGGGATTGCGGCCCTTGCTGTCCGTCCGGAACAAACCAGTTAGTCCGAGTTCCTTGGCCTCCTTATCCATGAGTTCTTGCAGCGCACAGGTGTGAGTTTGGAGCAGGTGGTGGTCGGCGATCCAGAGCGTCGTGAAGCCGGAACGCATCAGGGCCTCGATCTGGGCCTTGTGGCTCTTATCCAAGGGGACGATCCTTCGGCCGGACGCCAGCGCCTCGAAGGGGTCTAGGTTCTCCTCAGCAATTTCGTTAATGCGGACCTTCGCGCGGCGTCGGGTCACGACCTCGATGTGGTCCCGCCAGTTGGCCGGCAGATCGGCGGCGGTGAGCACCTTGGTCGCTGGCTTGATGACCGCAAGTCCCTGGTTGGCGGCTGTCATCTTGCGGTGCCATATCCACATCACGCCGCCACAGGCGTCAATCTGGCTGGCGAAGTCGAAACCGGTGTCGCTGGCCATCATGCCCAGCACGCATCGGGCCAAGGCCGCGTGCTCGGTGTGGTTCGCCGTGGGGACGCCATCGAAGCGGACGTAGAGGTGGATGCCGCCTCCGCCAGTGCTCTTGCGGACTTCGACATAGGGCAAGGCACAGGCGGCGTCCTTGACCTGCTGTAGAGACTCATTGGAGATTCCGACGCCCTTGGCATGGCCCGTGATGGCGTCGAAGTCGAAGCCGACCCACCGCGAGCACCGCGCCTGCCAATCCCATCCCGTGCAGCCGATCCCCTCGGCGTGCTCTTCGAGCGGGAAGGTGAGCGTGTAGTCATCAAAGGAGGGGTCGATGGCGGCGTTCTTGGGGATGCGAATGTTGAACCAATGGTTGACTCCATCGGACCAGGTTGACCGCTTGCCAGCGACCGGCTCTCCCTTGCCCGGAGCGACGTTGAGTTGTGTCTCCATTGCCGGCGTCCAGGCGTCCACGAGATCGGCGTTGGCCGCTGTCTTTCGGGCTTGGAGGAAGTTGCGGAAGGCTTCGGTGACTTTCAAGGTTCGTCCTCAAAGAGGCGTATAAACGCTCTACGTTCGCTGATTGCTGTGAACAGTGACACCTACACATGAGGTCCAAAACGACCGATTTTCCAAAGTTCCTTTGGAAATTTCTCGTTTTTGGACCTCATGTGTAGGTGTCACGTTGACGCGGAAAGAAACAATGCCCGACGAAAACCGAGACATCCCGACTGACGAGCTTGTGGAACCGTGGGTGGTCCTGCGGCTAGTGAATAGGGAGTCGGTCGAGTACCTGGAACTGCGGGACTCGCTTACGGACAAGGGGTTCTTCAACTCCATCTGCGTGCGGCCGTCGCCCCGGCAGACCGGCAAGTATGAAGTAGTGGACGGGCTTCGGCGGTTCACGGCCGCCCGCGAACTGCGTCTTCTCGTGGTTCCCTGCACGGTCAAGCACAACCTCGCGGACGAAGACGTGTTGGCGGTCCAGATTCAGGCGAACGCCGTGCGGCTGGACACGACGCCCACGGAGTTCGCCCGACAGTTGAAGAGAATACTGTCGTGCAAGCCGGGCATCACCATCGCACAGGTAGCCACGATGGTACACAAGCACCCCGGCTGGGTGCGGGAAAAGTTGCACCTGCTCGCGCTTCGCGGCGACATCCAGAAATGCGTGGACCGGGGCGAGATTCCCCTGGAATCAGCCTACAAGCTGGCGCGCGTCCCGCGCGTCTACCAGCCGCAGTTTGTTGACCTGGCGAAGGCTGCCCCCGTCACCGAGTTCAGCATCACGGTCGGCGCTTTCCTCAAGAAGTACCAGGAAGCGGTGCGGCAGGGAAAGATGGACACGCTCTACGAGCCAGACGCCGCGCCCACGCCGCATTTGCGCAACGTTAATGAACTTGTCTCTGAATATCAACAGCCGTGCGCCGCGCCGTTGATGCTTGCGGCCGGGAATTGCCACTCGCCGCTAGACGGCTGGCGGCTCGCTTTGCAATGGGCGCTTCACCTGGACGCCAAGAGCATCGAAGAACAGCGCCGCAGAATCCAAATGAGGCTGAAAGCACAAACCGAGGAGGGTCTATGTAGCGACGAAGAACCCTGAATCCAATCCCCGAACGAATCGAGTCCCAAATCCCGAAATCCCAGGTACAACCATGTCCGACAACACTGCTTTGGTTCCCGTCAACCTCAATCAGCTTCCCTCCACGCAACTCGGCACCGACGAACAGTTCGCCGATCTCGCCAAGGGAAGCGATTTCCTCGGCCGGCTGCAACTGTTCACCAAGAGCAAGGTCAACCAACAGGGCCTCATTCCCCAAGGCCACTACGGCATCAAGGAGTCCGAAGAGGAGATCATCGACCTCGGCACCTCGGTGGACATCCTGCCGCTGGCGCGGCGGCCGAAAGCCATCGACATGCGCGACATGCAGGCCATCGTCGTCAGCTACGACCGGGCCTCCAAGACCTTCCAGGACATCGAAGAGCGGACCAAGACGCCCAATTCCCACTGCCAGGCCGGCATCTCTTTCCTGGTCTACGAGCGCTCCACGGGCCGCTTCCTGGAGTTCTTCTGCGGCAACACCAGCGCCTTGCGGGAGGCCAAGCGGCTCTTCCCCTACCTGCCGATTACGGAGGCGGGCATCCAGGCCAGGGCCGCGGCCGGCGAGGATGTCAGCGGGCTGGAGCCGCGCGATCCGGTCCCCGTCACCCTGCGGACGAAGCTGGTCGAGAACCGCTATGGCGCGTGGCACGCTCCGCTGGTGACGAAGTGCTCGACCCCGTTTGCCAAAGTCCCCTCCGAGGAGGCGATCTGCAAGCAGATCGTCGCGTTCCTCACCGTGAAGGACAACGGCGTCGAGCGGGTCGAAGAGGAGGCCGGATCGGGGCGCGTCCGCTAGTCCATTTATTCCCTGCCGGACTTGCCGCGAGGCCACGGCAGGGTTCTCGACACCGTGGTGTAAGCAGCACGCTGACCGCAGCCGGTCGGAGGTCCGGGTTCAAATTCCGGCGGTCTCTCTCACTTATCCCGGAAGCAAGCGATGCAGCCAGACGCGATCCTGATTACGCAGCCCAACGTCGATTTCCGCACGTTCCTGGGCATTAGCCACAAGGTCCTGGGCTACAGCCCCGCCCAGCAAACGGACGCCTGCCGGAGGGAACTGTCCGACGCCGAGCGGTTCCTGAGCTGCTTGGCGGCGCTGCGCGATCCGCAGGCCCCGGTCGGTCTGCCGCCGAGCCTGCTGGCCCACGTCTCGTTCAGCGTGTTTCTGGCTGCCGACGAGCGGGACATGCTCGACATTTTGCAGTTTGCAGCGGGTATGCCGTTTGTGACGGCGGAGACCCTGGCCCGCGGGGTGCTGGCGGCCGTCATAACCGGCACGCTCGGTCAATGGCGCGATGCCGTCAAATCCGGTTCAAGCCCTACGGCCGAACCCTCGGTGCGCTGGTGCTTCAACAAAATCTACGGCCTGTTCAACGCCGTGGGTCTGAACGTCTGGGGCGACTTCCGCTCGCGCGAAGCGCCCGATCAGACCTTCTTCCTGGAAAACAAACGCCACCAGTAGCCGCCATTTGGGCAGCGTTTTGCATACCAACTGATAGATACATGCCTTTTGTGGTCTGGTGAATCTTGCAGCCGTACTACGACAAGAACGACATCACGATCTACCACGGCGACCTGCTCGACGTGCTGCCGACGCTGCCCGAGGCGTCGGTTGACTTCGTTGTCACAGACCCGCCGTACTCACTCCATTTCATGGAGAAGGAGTGGGACAAGGCCATTCCCGGCCCCGTGTATTGGCGGGCCATCGCTCGCGTGTGCAAGCCGGGCGCGATGATGCTGGCCTTCGGTGGCACGCGAACCTTTCACCGCCTGACGTGCGCGATCGAAGAGGCCGGCTGGGAAATCCGGGACTGCCTGATGTGGCTCTATGGGCAGGGGATGCCCAAGTGCGGCGACATCGGCAAGCTCATCGACAAGTCCAAGGGGGCCAAGCGCGAAGTCATCGGCTCGAAGCTGGGAAGGCCAGGCTACTCGCTCGCCGACAATGGCCGCACGAACGAGGTCTACGGCGATCTGCATAATCCCGAAGCCGAGTGCGCCATTACCGCCCCGGCGACCCCCGAGGGCGCGCGGTGGACCGGCTGGGGGCTGGCATTGAAGCCAGCGTGGGAACCACTTGTCCTGGCGATGAAGCCGCTGGATGGCACGATCGCCCACAATGCCCTCGCCTGGGGCGTGGCAGGCATGAATATCGACGCCTGCCGCATCGGCACCGAGAGCACCATTCGCACGCGAGGCGATAGCCTAACGGACGCGGGTTGGAATAGCACGAAGCGTTCGCCGGTGGGCGGCTCGGAGTGCGGACGCTGGCCAGCGAATCTCTTGCTCGACGAAGAGGCAGGCCGCCTGCTGGATGCCCAGACCGGGACACTCGCCAGTGGCACCAACTGTATCCGCACCAAAGCTGGCGATGGCTATCACGGCCGTCTCGGCAAGGCGGGCGACGTTCAAGTGAGCTACGGCGACTCGGGCCGGGCAAGCCGGTTTTTCTACTGTTCCAAAGCGACTAGGAAGGAACGCGGGCCGGGCAACCACCATCCCACGGTCAAACCCTTGGCCCTCATGGAGTATCTGCTGACGCTGCTTTCCACCCCGGACGGTGGCGTGATTCTCGACCCGTTTCTCGGCAGCGGTACGACGGCATTGGCTGCCAGGCAACTCGGTCGTCGCTGCATCGGTGTCGAACTCGACGAACACTACTGCGAGATTGCTGCCTCTCGATTGAGCACCGTTCCGACTTCCGGGATTCGGTGATTTAACTGGTAGGGGAACACATGAGCGAACAAGTGCGGACAAACGAGCGTGAGCGAATCGCCGCTTTTCTTCGGCTGCGGGCCTTGGCGACTTCGGATGAGGTCTCTCGCCTGGCTTACACCTTCGACCGGCCTCGCCACGCCATTGCCAAGTCGCACGAGGCCCAAGTGCTCCGCGAGATCGCCGACCAGATCGAGCAGGGAGTCATCTGATGATCGAGAGCATCAAACTGACGACCCGCACCGGCTCCGGCAGCCTGATCCGCGTCGCCGCCAAGATCGAGCGGAAGGACGGCCGCATCTGGTTCGTCGAGTCGCCTTACTCGCTCAAGGACGAGATCAAGGCCATGCGGGGATCGCGGTGGCACGGCTACGACGACGAGAACCCGCGGAAGATGTGGTCCGTGGAAGACTGCCAGCGCAACCGCTTCCAACTCGCCTTCCTGATGGGCGAGAAGGTGTTTGAGTGGTTCGACCGGCCGCTTGTTCGCCAGCAGTATACCCGTCCGCTGATGCCGCACCAGTGCGACCTGGCGGACGCGGGCTTGACGTACCACTACCAGATATTCGCGGCCGAAATGGGCACGGGCAAGACGCTGGCGGCCCAGGAAGTCATGGAGCGCTCCGGCGTCGATCTGTGGTGGTGGGTCGGCCCCAAGACGAGCCTGCCCAACATCAAGCGGGAACTGCGCAAGTGGCACTTCCCCTTCGACAAGATTCAGGTGGAGTTCTTCACCTACGAGGGCCTCAAGACCGTCGTGGATCATTGGGACGGAGCGCACGTCTTGCCGCAGGGGTTCATTTGTGACGAGTCGAGCCGGTGCAAGAACGCCGAAGCGCAGCGATCGAAGGCGTGCCAGCAGCTTGCCGACATGATCCGCGAGAAGTACGGCCTTGAGGGCTACGTGATCGAGATGTCGGGCACCCCTTCGCCAAAATCGCCCGTGGACTGGTGGAGCCAGTGTGAGATCGCTTGGCCGGGCTTCCTCAAAGAAGGCAGCCCCAAGGCGATGGAACAGCGGCTCGCCTTCATGGTCGATCAGACCTATGAGTCCGTAGGCACCTTCAAGAAGCGCATCGGCTGGAAGGATGACGGGCGGAAGTGCAACAAGTGCGGCAAGCTGCGGGAAGAAGGCCCGCACGATCCCTGCGACTTCGACGACGCATACCATGCCTTTGAGCCAAGCACTAACGAAGTCAGTCTGCTCTACGAACGGCTCAAGGGGCTGGCGATCGTCAAGCACAAGAAGGAGTGCCTGAACCTTCCCGAGAAGCGATACCGCAAGATCGTCTGCAAGCCGACTCCCAGCACCCTGCGGGTTGCCCGTGCGCTTGTCGATTCCGCGGTCAACGCGGTCACGGGCATGACACTCCTACGCGAATTGAGCGACGGCTTCCAGTACCGCGAGGTCAAAGATGGCGTGACTCGATGTATCCACTGCGCCAATGGAACGGTGGCTGAGTGGGTTGACCCGAGCGATCCAGAGCGGGTCTACCGCACCGTGGACCTGATGGACCCGGAGTTTGTCGCCACGCTGGTAAGGCAGACCGCCCCTTGTCCGGCCTGTGGCGGCACGCGGGAAGTTCCCAAGGTCACGCGCATCGCCCAGGAGGTTCCCTGCCCGAAGGACTCAGCCCTCAAGATGCTCTTGGAGGAGAACGAGGAAGTGGGCCGGCTCGTGGTGTTCGCCGGCTTCACCGGCTCGGTGGACCGCATCGTCAAGCTGTGCCTTACGCAGGGCTGGGACGTGGTGCGCTGCGACCAGGGCGAGTTCCAAGTGTTCTCCAACGACGAGGAGGGCGACGGGGAAATCGCCGAAGAACCGCTGGACTATTGGGCCAACACGGAGCATCCGAAGGTGGCCTTCGTCGCCAACCCGGAGTCTGGCGGCATGTCGCTGACCCTGGTCGAGGCCCGCATGGCGGTCTATTGGTCCAACTCCTGGAAACCCGAGTACCGCGTGCAGAGCGAGGATCGCATCCACCGTAAGGGCATGGATGAGAACCTGGGCTGCACCATCGTGGACCTGATTCACCTGCCAAGCGACGAGCGCGTCCTTGAGGTCATTCGTGCGAATCGGCGCTTGGAGCTGATGACCTTGGGAGAGGTCTTGGAGGGCGTCGATTGGACCGATGCCGGCGACGGAGAGCTACAAGTGGAGGAAGCGGTAACGTGAGCCATGTTGTTTGCAGAGTAGGGCTTTCCGAGGGCACATGGGAAACCGAGCCGTCCAAGCGGTCCGTGCGCGATGCCCTGCGGTCGATCTTCCCACCACCCACGGATGGAGAAGTGCCGCCGCACCCTCCCATGCTCACTCGTCTGAGATTCGAGGAGCCCGGCGAAGATGAGATGTTGGTGGCTGAGGCTACGATGCGTCCCCGCCACTGGCACTGCGAGATCGTTCGCGACGACATCGTTGAAGCCTTGCTCGCCGCCTTCCGGCCCGAGTACGAGTCGATGGTCGAAGTTGAAGTGATTGAATGAACATCCTTTTCACCCTTGGAGTTGCAGCGATGAAGTATGTACTGTTGGTCCTGTCCCTGATCGCCCTGGCCGTCGCGCCGGCGGTCGCCGGTGTCCCGGATGATTTGCAGAAAGTCAGCGTCACCATCAAGGCGGGCCGCGCCCAAGGCTCCGGCACCGTCGTTACCCGGCAGGTGGGCGAGGACACCGTGACCTTCATCTGGACGGCCGCCCACGTGGTCGATGGCTTGCGCACCACGCGCACGGTGGTCACGCCGCAGGGCACGCCCCGGATTCTGGTCGAGTACAAAGACCCTGAAATTGTCCAGGAGCGACAGCAAGAGGGCCGCCGGGTCGGCGAGGTCAAGTACGACTGCAAGGTCATCAAGGTGAGCGATGCCGACTACGGCGAAGACCTGGCCGTGCTCATGGTCCGCTGCAAAGGTGCCTATCCGCTGAACGTCTGCGCCAAGTTCCACAAAGACTCGAACTACATTCCGCCCATCGGCGTCGATCTGAGCCACTGCGGCAGCCTCTTGGGCCAGTTTGGGGCCAACAGCTACACCACGGGCGTGCTGTCCCAAGTGGGCCGCACACTACCGATGAAGGGCGCTAACGTCAAGGTCTTCGATCAGGTCACGGCGGTCTCGTTCCCTGGTTCGTCCGGCGGCGGGATGTATCTGAAAGACAACGGCCTGTACATCGGCATGTTGACGCAGGGCGTGATGCAGTTGCAAGGATTCAACTTCATCGTGCCGGTGCGACGCATCCACGCTTGGGCCAAGGCATCGAAAATCGAATGGGCAATTGATCCTACGGTCCCTATGCCCAGCTTAAAGGAAATCGAGGCGATCCCTGTGGAAGACGCCGGCCAGTCGCCCGACGGCTATCCCGATCGGAATCCGGCCGGCGGCCCTGACGAGGGTGGTATGCCCGCCTTCAAGCCGCCGTTCGATTTCACCGACGCCATCAAATGGGTTCAACGATTCTTCAACCGCGCGGGCAGCCAGTCGCTCTGAGGCCATCCCTCTGAATCTGCCCGATCTTGGCCTGACCGGCAGCTTGGTTTGGGCGGCGGTGGGCAGCGCCGCCCAAGCCTCTCAAAATCACCAACCCCCTGGATTGCCATGCGCAAACTCAACGAACAGCAGGTGAAGGAACTCAAGGCGAAGCTCGTCGAGGGCATGACGCAGCCCAAGGTGGCGGAACTGTTCGGTGTCAGCCGGTCAACAGTTTCCGACATCGCCACTGGGCGTATCTATGCCGGCGTCCCTTGGCCCGAAGGCGGGCCGCCCATGCCCAAGCGGCCCGGTGGGCAGCGGAAGCCGCTTGACAACTACGACCCGACCAACGCCAAGATCATGGAGTTGGAATCGGAGATCGTCCACCTGACCGACGAACGCAACCGGGAGCGGGCAAGGGTCAAGGCCAGCGCCAAGATCGCCGGCCTGTTCAAGGCCATCGTTGCCGAGATGGAGCAACGCATCAACCCGTTCGCGGCCCTGCCGCTGGCCGTGGATTTCCGCCGGAAGGCCGAGATTGTCGAACACGTCGTTATGCACCTTTCGGACGGGCACCATGACCAAGTGGTGCGGCCGGAGGAAGTCGGCGGCCTGGAAGACTACAACTTCCCCATTTCGTGCTGCCGGGCGGAACGCTACGTGGATACGGTAGTCGAATGGTGCCACGACACCTTGGCCCCCAAGTTCGCGTTTCCAGTCCTCTGGGTGCTGGCCTACGGCGACTACACCAGCGGCGAGATTCACCGGGCCTGCGAGCGATCCTATTATCGCAACCAGTTCAAGAACTGCCTCGCCATCGGGCAGCTTCACGCTCTCATGTACCGGGACTTGGCTGCCCATTTCGAGCAGGTGAACGTGCTCTACTTGGCCGGCAACCACGGCCGCCGCACGCCCAAGAAAGATTATTCGGGTGCCCACGACAACTGGGATTACCTCGTCGGCGAAGTGGCTCGGCTTCATTGCCGCGATTTGGGTAACGTCCACTTCACGATTCCCGATGCGTGGAGCGCCAACATCAACATAAACGGCGTCGGCTTTAACATCGCGCATGGTGATGATGTTCGTAGCCAGCTATCAATCCCCTGGTACGGAATGGTTCGCCGACAAAAGGGCCTTATTGCTCTGGGTGCCGCGGCCGGCGCTCAGCGATGCCGGTACTTTGTTGTCGGTCATCATCACGCTGCAAGCGTTCTCTCAGACGTGGACGGCGAACTGCTGGTCAATGGATCGTGGGTGGGCACCGATGCCTTCGCCTACAACTCGCTAAGTGGGTACAGAGAGCCTGCCCAATGGCTACATGGCGTGAACCCGAAACACGGGATCACTTGGCGACTCAACTGCAAGCTCCGTCACGAGAATGAGAAAAACGGCCCCCGTCGCTACCTGATTGACGGTGGGCGGGATGTAGGGCCGCTGCCGCGATGAAACACATCCCCTTGTTCACCTCAATCCTGTGTGAGGAATGACCATGAAGAACATGCTTGCTCTGCTGGGCTGTGCGACCGTGGGCGTGCTTCTGCTCTGCATCCTAGCCGTCCTCGTGCGCGGCCTATGCCTCTCGATCCTCTGGGGCTGGCTGATCGCTCCGGTGTTCGCAGTGCCTGCCTTGGGCGTGGCCTCGGCCATCGGTCTGACCGTGTTTCTCAACTTCCTGCTCAACCACAAGAAAGAGGAACAGACGGTGGCCGACGTGTTCGTCGCTCCGCTGTTCGCCCTCGGCGTCGGCTGGGTGACTCACCTGTTCATGTAGGAGTCCGCAATGCCCATGCAAGGCCAGGCCCAGCGATGCTACCTCTGTGCGACAAATCCAAGTTGGCGAAGGAGTTTGAGGCTCACGCGCCAAAGGGCAAGAAGCTCCCCGCGCACGTGAAGCCGAAGAAGCGGAGGAAGTAATGCCTCAACGACCTGCACGATGGACCATCGAGCACTGGCGCGACGGCGAGTGCATCGAGCGTCTGGCCGTCACCGAGAAAATGGTCCAGCGGTGCGACGACGGCACCTGCCGCGTGGTCTTTCCACCCGGCTGCATCGTGCTGGCGACGGGCGACGAACTTCACTTCGACGCAGACGGCTTGATCGAGCGCTTGCAGGAGGTGAAGTCGTGCCCGAAAAGCTGAAACTAAACCTTTTCTGTATTCGCCGGGGCGAGGCCCCGGAAGCGATGCAGACCTATTACGTCGTGGGACGGAAACCCGCAGGCGGCATGGTGGCCCGAGTCGTTGTCCCCGAGGACTTGACCCTCACTAAAGGCGATACGCTTGTCTTCGACTTCACCAACGAAAAAGCATGAGGTAATGCGATGATTGCGAGAGTCTTGTGCGTTTTGGCTCTGGTGGTGGTGCTGCTGAGTGGCTGTGAAGGCACGCCTACGCTGCCAGTGGACGTTCATATTCTACCGTCCACGAATCGTGGTTGCGAGATCATCTGCAAGGATGGGATCGTTACCATTCGCTGCCCATACCAAGGCGGATGTAAGCCAGAAAACGAAGCGGTTTGCGTTGTTGAGAACGGTGAGATTCGCAACCGCATGGCGTGCTGCCCGATGTACACGATCTGCCGCGCGTGCAAATGTCTCAAGGACGGCACTTACAAGGGCTACTGCAAGGATGGCGTGTGTACCTACAGGATTCCCATTGCCAAATAGCTATGCGAGCCATCTTCCTCGGAGGCCCGATGGATGGACAGGAGCGGGTCACGAATAGCGATTACCGCCGGATGACGATCACGGATCGACGGGACGGAAAGCAGTACGTTTACACGCTCTTGCTCGGTTACGGCGAGGCCCGTCCCACGCTGATCTACGGGCTGTCGCCCAGCGTGGAGGCCGGCATGGACCGGCTCATCGAGCACTACCTGGAGAAGCACCAACGATGATTCACGTTCCGATCCAGGCCCGGCCTGTCGAGCAACCCGAGGAATGGGACGATGAGCCGTGCGTCGCTGGTTCGCGCCCAGCCGCCACAGCCTCATTCACGGAGAAAGCAATGCCCATCTTCTGCATAAGCGACCTGCACCTGTGCGACCGTGGCTGCCGTGACAACTTCGCGGTGGAAGGCCGCGAGGCCCGCTTCCACGAGTTCCTGGATTTCGTGGAGGCCGAGGGTGGTCAACTCTACATTTTGGGTGACCTGTTCGACTGGTGGCAGGCCAATCTGAGCAAGTCGATACGCGCCTATCAGGACTTGTTGGGCCGTCTGACGCACATGGGACCGCTTGGGGCCTTGTGGGTCGTCGGCAACCACGACAACTCCTTGACTGATTTCATCGGCAGCGCAGTCGGCCTGCGTGGGCTTGAGTTGCCTGCCATGTCCAAGGCTTTCGAGGCGACCATCGGCGGCCGGCGGTTCGCCTTTCTTCACGGCCATGAGTCCGACCCCTACTGCCGCGATCTGAACCCCGGCAGCGGCGAGATTACCGCGATCATTTCCGGGCTGCTGGAAGACCGCAACCGGGGACCGTTCGACGGACACCATCATGCCGTGGAGGACCAGTTCGTCGGCACACTGGAAAGCGCCTTGACCCTCTGGCGGAAGCTGACGTTCCAGCA